GATCAACGGGATCATGCGGCACGTCGAGACGCGCTCCGATGCGTCCGTCGCGTATGACACTGCCGCCGATCATGCGGTGACGATGGGCGAAGGCTTCTGCCGGTTGCTGCCGGAATACGTGGCGCCTGACAGTTTTGACAAGGATTTCCGCATTGTGCCGATTGCGGACCCTTTCACCGTCTGCATGGATCCGGCGGCGATCATGCCGGCCGGCAACGATCAAAAATGGTGTTTGATCACGAGCATGATGCGCCGGACTGAGTTCAAGCGGTTGCATCCGCGGGCGCAGGCTGCGGAGTGGAGCGGCAGCGAGCGCGCGCACCGCGGCTGGGACAACAAGGAGTTGATCCGCCTGTGCGAGTATTTCCGCATCCGGGAAATTTCCGACACGCTGTATCTCATCCGGCGCTCGAGCGGCGAGAGTTACACGCGTTACAAGGCCGATCTACCGCATCCCGAGACGTTGCTGGCAGCGGGCGACCGCATCGAAAATGAGCGCAAAACCGGCCGCATGCGCGTCGAGTGGTTTTACCTGAACGGCTTGGAAGTGGTGAGTCGCGAGGTGCTGCCGGGCGAGTGGATACCGGTGTTCCGCTGCCTGGGCAACCAGCTGATCATCGACGGCGCGATTGATCGCTGGGGCATGGTTGATCCCATGAAAGACGCGCAGCGCATGGTCAACTTTGGCGAGGTCGCCAAGATCAAGCGTCTGGGATTGACGCCGCAGGCTCCATGGGTAGGAGCGGAGGGCCAATTCGACGGACATCCTGAGTGGGATAACACTAACAATGCTCCGCACGCGAAGCTCGTGTACAAGCCGGTAACCATCGAAACCGCGCAGGGTCCGATCGTGCTACCGCCGCCGCAGCGTCAGCCGCCCGCACAGATCGAGGCGGGTTTCGCGGAATTCACGCAGCAGATGCGCTCGAACCTTTTGGCCATTGCCGGCGCGCCCAACGATCCTGGGCAGGATGAGCAGGGCCAGGTCGTGAGCGGAGTGGCGATCAAGCGTCGCAACGCGCTCGCGGACAAGTCGCATGTGCAGTACTACGATCACCAGACGCTGATGATTGCGCATTTGTGGCGCGTCGGCCTGTCATGGATACCTCACTATTTCAGCGAGGAGCGCATGCAGCGCATCATCGGGGAAGACTCGCAGCCGCAGATGGTGCAGATCAACAAGCGGACCGTCGACATGGATCAGGGTATTTCCGCGGTCAAGAATGACCTATCCGTGGGCCGTTACGATGCGGTCATGTCAACCGGCCCTGGGTATGACACCAAGCGCGAGGAAGGGTCAGAGGCGCTGATCGCGCTCTTAAATATCGCGCCGCTCGCGGAAATCGTCGCGAAGATCGGCGCTGATCTGGTATTCCGCTCGATCGACCATCCGTACATGCAGGAGCTCGCGGACCGCTTGAGCGCCAACACACCTGACGGCCTCGAGAAGATACTCGCGGACATGCCGCCGCGGGCTAAGTCGATCATCCAGGCGCTGTTTCGCGAAGTGCAGCAGTTGCAGCAGCAATTGCAGGCCGCGCAGACGGACGCCAAGGCCGGGATCACCAAAGCGCACATTGGAGCCGTGGTCAAGGCGCACGATGTCGAGGAGAGCAACAAGACGAAGCGGCTCGACACGATCACGCGCGCCGACACTGCGCTCAAGGTCGAGGAAATACGCGCCGCCGCGAAGATTTTAGACACGCACGCACAAGCGGGCCACGATACACGGCTGCAGCGCGAGATGATTCAAGCCGGCGAGCGCAGCGAACGCGCCAACGGCGACGCGAGCTGAAATGGCGTATACCAGTTTTACTCAACATTTAAAGGACAAATACATGACTAACACGATTACCGGCAAGTCACTGCCTCCCGTCGATATCGCCGTGAGCCTGCCGACGCAGCGCCAGGACGGTACACCGTTGCCGCTCGCGGAGATTCAAAGCGTCACGATCCTGCGCAGCGCGGGCGGGGGCGAAGCAACCGTGCTCAAGGTGCTGCCGGGACCGTTCTCGAGCGAGACTGTGATGTATACCGATGTCAGCGCATCCGGGGGCACCGACATTTACAGCTTTTACGCGACCGACACGCAAGGCGTTGAGGGCGAAAAGAGCCTGGCGAAGGCCGTCATCGTCACAGGGGAGCTCAAAAAGGTTGCGCCGGCCGCGGGTACCCTCGCCGCACATGCCCACATCGGGGATAAGCCTATCGTGCTCGATCCGGCGCCGCAAGCGGCCCAGAAGCCGGCCCCGTTTGTGCCGCCGCCGTCGAATGATGTCGATGACAATAAGCCCGGCAAGTCAGCGCGTCGATAAGGAATACGCATGCCGATAGTCAACGTCCCCAACACCGTCGAGGCCATCATTGCGGACCATCAACGCATCAATGGCGCGGCGACACATGAGCCCGAAGCCAAGGCCGTCCCCGCCGCCAAAACGGCGGATACGGCTCCTAATGCGGCCGAAACGCGCGTCACAGAGCCTGATGAGGACGATGACGACGATGATGGCGTAAGCGCGGAGCAAAAAGCGCAGTGGACGGAGGAAATGCGCCGCACGGTCGCGAAAAAGCACGGCCGGATGAAGGGCGCGGAAGAATTTGCGACCAAGCAGTACAACGAGCGGCTGCTCGCGGAGAAACGCGCGCGCGAACTCGAGCGCGAGCTCACATTGGAGCGCGCCAAACGCGCAGAGCCCACGCCAGCGGACACATCCGCGCCAGCGAAGCCGGATCGGACGAAGTTCGCGAGCGATGAGGCGTATCAAGACGCGTTGATCGACTACCGCGTGGACGAAAAGCTGCGCGCGCAGGAATCGGCGCGGGCGAAAGCGGAGCAGGAAGCGCGTGATCGGGAGACGATTCGACTGGGGACTGAACGCGTCGAGGCGGCGCGCCAACTGGTGCCCGATTGGCAGGAGACGGTGGAGGCGATCAGCACCGCTATCCCGCCGCCGGTGGCGATTTACCTGCAAGAATCGGAAATGATAGCCGAGCTGAGCTATCACTTGGCCAAGCACCCCAAGGTACTTGAAAGCTTGACCAGGCTCACACCCTCAAAGATGCTGGTTGAAATCGGCAAAATTGAAAGTAAGCTTCAGCCATTCTCCGAGCGCGCGAAAGTGAAAACCGCCGCCGCCAGCGAGAAAGTCACACCGAACGGCGCGGGCAAACAGCCGAGTGCAGATGCGGGTCAAGCCCCGAGTAGTAAGCCCCGTCCGGTTGCGCCGGTTATTAGACCGCTCGCTGCTGGCTCTGCCGCTCAGGTGGACAAGCCTGACGAAATGATGAGTGCTACCGAAGCGCTCGAAAAGTGGCAAGCCAAGCGCGGAGTGGATTTAAGCAGGCGCAAACGCCACTAACAGGCGTTCACCGACACGGGATCTGCCAATTGCCGTGTGCTCAGGTGAATGACCTTGCCAAACCAGCTACTGACTATCTCGCAGATCACGAATCGCGCACTGCCGGTGCTCGCAAATCGCTGCATCCTGGTCGATAAATACAATCGCCAGTACGATCCAGAGTTCGGCCAGAAAGGCCGCAAAATTGGCGCAACCGCGAACGTGCGTGTGCCGCCGCGCTACCTGGGTACCTTCGGTCCCGCGCTCAACGTCGAGCCGAGCACCGAAAATTACTACCCGGTATCGATCCTGTATCAGTACCACGTTGACATCCAGTTCAACACGATCAACATGGTGCTCGATATCGATGAGTTCGAGCCGCGCTTCATCAAGCCCGCGGTCGCGACGGTGGCCAACCGATGGGACTCGGACGGCGCTTACTTCGCGCTACAAAATACCGCGAATCGCGGCGGCATCCCCGGCACCACGCCCACGAGTTTCAAGTCGTTTTCGGATGCTGACGCGACGCTGATCAGTGAAGGCATGATGGGGCTCGATGACATCCGTCCGGTTGCGGTCCTGCATCCGTTTGCGTCGAGTTCGATGGCCGATTCGCTGAAGGGGCTGTTCAATCCGCAGCGTCAGATATCGGAAATGTTCGAGACCGGCATGGTTGCCGGCGACACGGCGGGGTTCGATTGGTTCAAAGACCCGAACATCGCGCAGTACACGACGGGCACGCTGCCCGGCACTCCGGTACTGGTAGGCGTCACTGCGGGCGCGGCATCTGCGGGTACCGCGTTGCTCACATCAGGATGGGCGCAAAGCGGCACGCTGGAGCTTTCGGGGCTTACCGCGAGCACGGCCGCTTGCTACGTGGGCGATACGCTCCAGGTGACGGGTGTGTATCCGGTCAACCCGCAAAACCGTTCGCGGTACGGCTCTGCTACCAAGCAGTTTGTCGTTCTGCCGCCGTTTGGTTATGCGCAGATGGTCGGCTCCGCAGCCCCAGGTGGCCCGCAGTTCGCGAGCGGCAGCACGCTCCCTGGCAACAATAAGGGCACGTTCAACGCGACGACGGGGCAATACACCTCCTCGAGCGGCGGACTGCTGTCGGTCCTCGTGGGTGAGTGCATGATCATCGGCGGGCAGTTCCAGAACTGCGCGACCACGAGTGCGTTCACGGGCACGCCGACGGTCACGATCAACGGTGGAGCAGCGTCGGGTCTCTCGAGCACGGAAAACATGCTGTTCCACCGCGACGCGTTCTGCATGGCGACGGTCGATTTGCCGCTGCCGCGCACTGCGGTCGAGGCCGAGCGAGCGTACGATGAGGACTTGGGCCTATCACTGCGCATCGCCACTCAATACACGATCAACAACGACGCGGAACCGACGCGCATCGACGTGGCCTACGGGTTTGCGTCGCTGTACCGGAATGTGGCCTACAGGATATCCGGTTAAGGAGCTCACATGGCAAACCCCGCAGTTACTAACGTCGATGGCAGCAACCCCGGCCCGAATGTCGTCACGTTGCCCGATACGGTGCAGATGCCGATCGGCAACGTTTGGAAGGTCGGCGTATTCTCCCTCACGCTGTCACCGGCTTCAGTTGCGGCCGGCGCGGCAGCAGCGCAGAATTTTGCATCGACCGGCATCGGGCTCCTGAAAACCGACACCGTGATCGTGACGTGTACGGCACCGCTCGCGGGTGTCATCAACACCAACGCCTACGTGAGCGCGGCCGATCAGCTGACGATCACGTTCGTGAATCCCACGGCGGGCGCACTGACGCCAACCGCATCGACGGTCTACTATGTGACCGTATTCCGCGTGCAGCCGAATTGGACTGCGCCGGCGAGCGGCAACCAGATGGATTGGTAATGATCTCCCTGGCGCGCAGCAGGACCATCCCCCCCGCTCGCGCGCTTCACTCGGCCGGACGCGAGTTCGGCCCATTTTTTCAAGGGAGCGTAGATGTCCAACAATCCATCTGAAATACCGCGCGGCAACACGATCAACACGTTCGTAATTGCCGTTCTGCTGACGCCGACGGCGGTGCCGAGTGTGCCGCTTGCTGAACAGACGTTCACGGTTAAGGGTTTGCATCTGGGCGACTTCATTGACGGCAATAAGCCCTCATTCCAGCAGGGGCTCGCGGTATCGGGCTACCGGGTGAGCGCCGTGGATACGGTCGCGGTTACCTACGTCAATTCCTCGGGTGGTTCGATCACGCCGACGGCTGAGACGTATACGTTTTTCGTCGCGCGGCCGGTCAATCTCAATGCTGCGGGGACAGCCTCAGCCATATCGGCGGCCCCCTGACATGATCGCGGTACACGTACCGCTGCTCATCAACGCGAGCGCATCGGGCGGCAAGATTTTCTGGCCTGGCGGCACCGGGCTTTTCACGTGCACCGGCACTTTCGGCGGCGCGACCGTCACGCTGCAATACACCGGGCCCGACGGTTCGACGCTGGTCACCGCGGGCGCCAACACGACACTCACTGCCGCCGGCAATGGTGTGTTTTACCTGCCGTCATGTTTGCTCCAGGCGACCGTGACCGGCGGCTCACCCTCTGGGCTCAACGCCGCGGCGGATCGGATACCCGAATGATCAAGCGCTTGTTATGGATGGCTCCGCTCTACGCGGGGCTCGTGTTTGCGGATGCGACGGGCCCGGCGACCGGCACACTGCCGACCAACGTGGTAGCGCCCTCGAACGGGCAATGTCTCACCTACAACGGCACCGTATGGGTCAATGGCTCGTGCGCCAGTGGTGGCAGCGGCACGGTCACGAGCGTTGGGCTCGCGGACGGATCGACTCCCGCCATTTTCACCATCACCAATACGCCTGTGACGGTGAGCGGCACGCTGACTGAGACTCTCGCCAGCGAAACCGCCAACTCTGTGCTGGCGGCGCCCAATGGCTCTAACGGTGTGCCTACGTTCAGGGCTCTTGTCGGCGCTGACCTGCCTCTCGCCCTCCAGGCCAACACTACCGCCACTACTCAATCGACCGGCGACACCACTACCGCGGTAGCCACTGACGCTTTCGTATCGACGGTCGGCAACTCAAGCGCCCATCTCATCACGACCTATTCGGCGGGTGCTTCGATCAATTTCACGCTGAATACCGCGACCAAATGGGTATTCGTCTATATGATCGGCGCAGGTGGTGGTGCGGGCGGCGGCGCTTGCCAAACGTCAGGCTCCACAGCGTCGGGCGGTGGCGGCGGGGGCGGCGGCACGATCGTCAGACTGTGGCTGCCTGCCAGTTACTTCAGCGGCGCGGTCACCGGCACTGTCGGCACAGGCGGCACCGGCGGCGGCATCGAATCCACTTGCCCTCACGCAGGCAACAACGGTTCATGCTCCACCACCACTAATACGACTTTTGGCACCATTACTGCTTATGGCGGCGGATGCGGTGCAGGCGGCCAGCTTGCAACCACTAGCGGCGGCGGC